GCAAAGTAACGTCTACTAATACCTCTTTTTTCTATGTAATCTTCTAGTTTCATTGCTGTTCTTCCTTATAAAATTCAACTGCCCATAAGATTCTTTGTTGTTTATTAGAATAGATAGCCTTACGAGTTCTACCATCACCAATAACAAAACCCTTTTCCATTAGTGGTTTAAATCGTGGTGAGATACTACTAGCTCGAACATCAGGTAATACTCTATCAACTTCATCCATAGTTGCACCTGCTTCACCAAAATGTCTAATAGCATCTAACACTAAAGACTCTAATCGTGTTGGGTCTATTGATATAGCGGCATCCTTACTTGTTTCAGGGTCAGTATTTCTTCTCATTTTGTATGCGTTTTGATTTTCCATTTCATTGTCCTTTTCTTTTGTTGATGAATAAACAATAATAAAGGGTTTACATTTTGTCAACAGTATGGTATTTAAAGTAAAGGAAGGAGAAAACAATGACTGAATATCGTAAACTATTTGGCAGCAGAGCCATGCACAACTCAGCATCTGGTGGTACACAACCCTTAGATGAGTATTTTCTAAAATTGTATTGTGACCATCATATGCAGCTATCGTTTCCAAGCTCTGCTAAAATGACCGCAGGAAACGCAGTACAACGACTTGTTGATTTATCTTTGGGCCTCACTTTTGATAAGAAAGAACCCATAGAGTTCGATGAAGCAAAACAGATTGTAGAGCGTGAGTATAGTTTCTACAAACCTCGCACGTTTGATGATGGTAAAGATGCAGAGGAACATCAAGAAATAAAACAACACATACACTCAACAGCCGTACAAGCACACAAAGGATTAAAAGAATACTTTAAAAAACAAAAGTTTACAGGCGAAAAGAAAGAGTTTTTTGATGTGGATGACATTGATGTACCAACGATGTATCTGATTGACTATCGGTCAAAGAAAAAGATGATAGATTTAAAAACAACTTGGTCTATTCGCAATCCCATGAAAAAGGATGGTACTCGCACTTGGCGCATACCTAAACCAGCCAAAGAGCCAAGCACAAGTCAAGTCTGTCAGCAAGCAGTCTACTGGAAAGCAACAGGCTTAACACCAGCTTTGTTGTTTTGTACCGCAGATGGGTATGAGATAGCCACACCAGAAACTACTGACTTGCTGAAAAAAGATAGCCTAGAGCATCACTTCAACGTGGTGAAACAACGATGGCTTGTCATTCAAAACATTATGAAAAAATCAAAGACCTTTGATGAAGCATTGCAGTTTGTATCGCCTGATTTAGAACGCATCAAAAGCTATCAAGGCAATGACTTTTTAAAAATAGCAAAAGTAATATGGAGAATCTAATGAACGAAGAATTACAACAACAAATAGATGTGATGGATATTAAACTATCTAAAATGGCAAAAGAAATGGACGATTTAACTGAAAAGTTACAGGCATTTCTTACACTATTCAATGAAAACAATAAATTAATGAGACAGCAAAATGAAGAAAAGACAGATACCACAACATCTTAAAGAGCTGATTGATAAGGTTGGCATGACCGAACAAGAGGCTACTTGGGATTGCCATGGCTCAACTATTATTAAACATGAAGCGTTAGAGCGTATTGCAGACTATGTTGGAATTACCTTTGAAGTTCCAACCACCATAGAAAGTAATTTAGAAAAAGGTATTTTTTGTGTGCATTATGTGGGCACTGATGGTGACAAAATGTCTGAATCGTATGGAGAAGCTACACCACAAAACAATAAAAATCTTTATGCATCTGCTATGGCAGAAAAACGTGCAAAAGATAGAGTAATCCTAAAATTAATAGGTGTAAGTGGTCATGTATATTCAAGCGAAGAAGCAGACTGGAAAGAAATAAAAAAACAAAAGGACGAGGAAAAGAGAAGAAAAGAGGAACAAAAGCAGCAAGTCAAACAAGAAGAACCACCACCGTTTGAACCTGACACAAAACCTGTATCAATCTTGCAACAAGACTTAACAGATGACCAAATGCGTGACCTGAGTAGAGATGAATATCTTATGGTACAAATACCAACACAGATAAGTAAATTTATTGATGCACAAGATGCAAATACTTGGCTCAATAAAAACAGTAAGTTATTAGAAACAATTAAACAGAACTATTCAGCAGATTATAAAATTATAAGTACGCTATTTAATAAAAAGCTAGATGATTTAGAAGGAGTAAATAATGGCTAAAACATATGAACCAATCCTACAACAAACGTTATTTGAACCAGATAGGAGTAGTGATGACCCTAACGCACCAAACCAAGCGATGTGCCAAGTTATTACTACGTTAGGTGATTGGAATAACACAACAAAAAGTATTGATTCGCGTGAAATCGTGTTGAAAAAAGACCAAGAATATTCAATACAAATATATAAATCAGATTATAAAACAGCCAGAGGTCGGGATAAATACACGATGCGTATATCTGAAGTCATAGATGATGGTCAAGGATTGCCAGTAAAACCAGCGGTACGAAGGTTGTAAAGAATTTTCTAATATGTTTATCCTGAATAAGGTTTTAAATCATATTGGAAAGGGAACAGTTTCAGACCTATCACATTTTAGAGAGACACTGTTCCCAACTAAAAAACCCTGTGTAGGGCAAAAACCTAAAACCTACACAGGGAGTTTCAATGGGAGGAAAGTCATGATAAAAACTTCGCCACAAAAATCATACGATGAAAACTCACAAAAAGAAATAGAAAAATTAACACCACAAGAATTTCGTGAAGAACTCAATAGAAAAAAAGATGAGCTAATAAACTTTCAACCACCCAAACCTACACGTCAGACAAGGGCAAAAACAAGTTCTAAGGTAGCTAAAAATGTAAGTGGTTGGAGAAGAGGTTTCTTCTAATTACATCTTTTTCTTTTTAGGTTTCTTCCCAGCCTTTTTCATAGCCATCGCAGTCGCAGCTTGCTTCTTGGCTTTCTTAGTTTTCTTCATCATACCACCACCGTAATGTCCTGGCATATCAGTCTCCTTTTCTTTCTTTCCTTTGAGGTATTCAACCTCTTTGCTTCTTGGCTTTATTGCGTTTGCTAATTGCTCTAGCTTTTGCTCTAGCATCCGCTTTACTACTTGCACCCCACGCACGAAGGCTAAGTAATAATCTCGTAGGTTTTCCCTTACTGTCACGTTCTCTTCCTCTCATATTTCCCATTCGTGCTAAGAAACTTGCACGTCTTGGATTGTCTCCACTTTTTACTGGAGCTTTTAAATTAGCTCCTGTAGTGCGCTTGAAGTGCGCTCTACCAGCAGCGTTTAATCCACCTTTAGGATTCTGAAACCGTTTGGCTACCATCTACCTGTCTCATTCTCTCAACTAAACGTCTTGCTCTGTTTGGCACTTGTGTGTACCACTTTGAATCTACCATTTCATCCGCAGCACCAGGCCAATCTCGTGCATCCACATTCGCTTTCATGCCCTTGAACTTAGATAGTCTTGGATAACCAAGATTAAACATCATGTTTGCTATAATCAACTGTACTTCTTCTGGTAACTCGTTGAAGTCTTTGTAGAGTCTGTGACAATCTTCTATCGTAACAGTAATATCTAAGTTAAATGCCGACTGCACACGACTCTGTTCAATGACTGTACCAACTTCCATGTTGCACTCTGGGTCATCTTTGGTAATCAAATGTCCTATTCCAAAACTTGGTAATCCCAAGCTGTCGAGATATATCTCATACTTACAGCCCTCGTCAGAGGCTAACTGCTCTCGCAGTTTATCCACGTCCATTTTTCTTTTTCCCTTTTCTAAGTTTCTTGAAATCAGCACCTGTAATTTTATCTCTTGGTGATGCTACTCTGGCTATCTTCATTTGTTTTGGTGATAGTTTTTTACCTGGCATTTTTCTTTGCTTTCTTTGCTACAGTTTTGGGTTTTGGTTGTGGTTTTACAGATAGCTCTTCTATTCTAAATATACGTTTGCTTGTTGTGCTATGTGTTTTTTCTGTAAAAACACTACCATCTTCTGTTTCATGTGTATCGCCTGTATATGGCGCACCATTTTTATAATAATACGTCATTACTTTTTACCTTTCTTTTTTAACAAAGATTGTAATGTTTTGGCTTGTCCAGCGTGTGAACGTGATGCTTTACGCAAGCCTGACGCTACCTTTTTGACCTTTGCTTTTTGCTGTTTTGTCATCATTTGTTTTTACCACCTTTAGTTAATTATTTTAATGTGTTATTTTATGCATTTCTTTCTGCTTTAAGTTTCTTTTTTGCATTTTTAAAAAGATTAACCACTGTATTTTTTTTCATAACTTTTGCTCTTTGTTCTGCAACAGTAAGAATCTGTATCTTTCTTGCGTATGGTTTATTTATTTTTCTAACCTTTGCGATAGTTTTTCGTGCATCTGTTGGCGTAGCAAACTTAATACTTACTGTATCTTTAGGGTTTTCGTCAGTATATAGTCTTCTTCCACTACCCTTGGGCTTTTTTCCAGTTCCAACTTTAGGGTCTCTTTTTTGTTTTCTTGGCACTTGTTTTCTTTTTACCTCTTATTAAATCTGCATCTGCCTTACGCGCTCCACCTTTACCTGTTGCAAATGACCGTACTCTTCCAGCAGCCCACTGATGTGCTGATACTTTGGGTCTGCTACCAGCAGAATAATACGCGCCTAACCCTCGTTGATATACCTTGCCTAATGTTGCTTTTGATATACCAGATGACTTAGAATACTTTGCTACAACGGCTGCTTTGCTCATCCTTTGCTCCTTATCTTGCTGATTCTATCCATCATCGCTGGTGTCAGTTTACCTTGTCGATACAGTTTAGCAGTGCGTTTTATCTCTGCTTCTCGTGCCTTGGGATTCTTTGCACCTCGGACATACTTCTTTGGTACACCGCCTTTTGTCTTTGCAACTTTGGCAAACTTTCTCATTTAGATACCCCTTTGTATTTTTCAAAACTGCGGAGTCCACCCAATCCTAACATACCAAGCAAAACTGTAGTTAGCGTTTCCATGTTAAAACTAGGTAACTCAGAAATCTGGATACCAGTAATTGAAACTGAGAACAAAATAATCGGAGCAAGGACAAAGTGGTACGCAAGCGCGATACCACAGACCCATCCGACAAAGGGTCGCCATCCAGCAACAAAGATGGAGCGGTGCTGGGCTTCTTGCTTGTTGACTTCAACTTGTGCGAGTTGCGCTTCGTGGGCTTGCTTTTGGGCAAGCGTTGCGATTTCGTGGGCGAGGGCATTTTTTTGGTCTTTGTCCTCAATGAACTTATCCAATAATCCTGTAACTGGCCCTATCAATGCTTGTATCATTTTTTACTCATCCATGCGGAAACACCCATGTATGCTCCTACGATACCACCGCCTGTAATATATAGCAAGTTTGACAGGTCGGTTAGCAGTTTGATGCGTGTATCTGGAATAAATGGTGCGAACATCAACAAGGTATAGATTGCCATAAAACATAACACGGCTGTTGCCATGCGTCTTTGTGCAGTAAGTTTTCGTAGTTGTGCATTTTCTTTTTTATCTTGCATTTCCATTTCATGTAAACGCATTTCATCATCATCAACAATCCCATCACCATCGGCATCTAAGTAACTGTATTTACTATCTTTTTCTAATTTCTTCTGTATCAAAATGAACCTCTATTATGCCAAAGATAAAAAATAAATAAGAAAAACCCAGCGACTGTTAAAACAAGAAAGATAATACTTAAAAACTCTATAAATTGTTTCCTGGCTTCTCTCTGTGCATACAATGTTTCTTTGCGTTGTTTGCGTATATCAGCTTCCATACGCAGCAGTTCTTGCCAAGCATTTGGGCCACACATACTGCTAATTAATTTACGAAGTTCATCTCTCTGATTTTCTAATTGTTTCTTCTGAGTGAATAATTCTATTGCTTCTTCTTCAACACTTTTAGCGTTAAATATTTTTCTAAATATTGGGGGATTTTTTGCTTCATGGTGTGCGCGGTCAATATCGGATACAGCACTCATCCAGCGTGATAAATCTTTACCCATAGACTCAATATCTCTGCCTATGGAAACACCTCTTTTAAGTGCATTGAAAGCAGTACCAGCTATCGCTATTGCACTTACTGGGTCAACCATTACACTATCAGCGTAACAACCGTTACGGCTGCTCCTACAACACACAGTGTTGATACCATCGTAAGTCCCTCTAAACGCCACATACGTTTGTTCATGTCCTCTAGTTTTTCAACTAAACCCCTATAACGTTCTTCGCAAATCATCTCATGTGCTGTTAATTTATCCATTTAGTTCTCTATAAAAATAAGAATTTCATCGTCCTCGTCATCATTACCTCCAGCACTCAGCACCGCTAAATGATACGCTATGGACAGTGTGTGAGCTGTGCTTGTAGCAAGATTTACAGATGGTAACTTCATCCATTTAATTGTACCAATTGTTTGACCAGTTGCTTCACAGTATAGAAAATTTGTTGAAGCTTCTTGTGCCACATTTTCTTCACCAGCATTTGCTAATATAAGTGTACTATCTTGAAAATCAGATGATATACCGTCTGCCGCCCCAGTTCTGCTCGAACCAGTAAAAGTTGCAATGTTCCACCTTCCAGCAGTTTGAGCAGTAGCCAAGTCAAAAAAAGATTGAGATGTTGGGTCTGTAGATGTAATATTAGTAGTAATTGTTGTTTGTATTCCTGTAGAGTTAGCCGCACCTTTAGCCATAATTATAGTGCCATCCTGTATAACTTGTACTGCACCAACGCAAAGGTCGTTATGAAAATTATCTGGGTTTCCTTGTATTTTGTTTCCGATATAAACTGTATGAGCAGTGTTTGAACCACTTGTAAAATTAAAGTCCATGACAGAATAATTTTTATCATCGTCATTAGACGGAGTTTCGATGTAATGAATAGTTGGCGCAAAAGTTGCAGTATTTATAGAAGCAGTATGAACATGATTTGTGTCTGGCGTACCAAATCTACCAAAACTAGGAAAAAGAGCGGCAGATGAAAGTTCAGCGTGAGAATTTAAATCAAAAATGCCACTTGCTACACTTAAACTAGTTGCATTATGAACGCCTATAAGTGAACCATTCTTAAACATTAACTAATCTCTTCGTAAGAACAAACAGCTTGTAAATCAGATGTTGCACTAGCTTGCAATTGTATTTGACAGTTTTCTGTTAAGTACACAGAACTTTCTTTTGAAATTAGAACAATACTTGCATCGGCTGGAACCAGTAAAGTATTAGCGATATGAAAATCACTTCCCTCAATAACAATTTTTGCGGTAATAGATGCGTTGTTTACTCCATCAATATTTGCAACAATCAAACTGTTAATTTTAAATATTTTACCAGATGAAGCGGCATTATCTACAATGCTTGCCATGCTAGTGCCAACTGCTTGACCAGCAACTTTTCCATTTATTGTTGCTACGTTTACTATGTTTGGATTAGCCATATTTTACTCCTTTATCCAAATACAATAGCCATTGCTATGGCTTTTCCAGTAGTAATTCCACCTATGTCTGATAGAACTTCAGAAGCAGAGCGTCCTTCTATGGCTGTACCATCCACACGCAAGAAGTCATCATCTACTACACCACTAGTAAACTTAGGCACATTTGTATTGGATATGCCTGTATCTAATGTAGCTGCTGTACCAAGACCCAATGATGTTCTCACTGTAGAACCAGTTTCAAGCACAAAGTTCGCCCCATCCCCTACGATAAATCCGCCATCTGTTACCGCCAAACCAGCTACATCTTGCAGTTGTGCATCAAGTCTTGCATTTGCGACTGTACCTGATAGTTGTGACGCATCAATAGTTTTGTTGGTCAACGTGTTTGTGCTATCAGCCGTAATTACTCCTAAGTCACTTACTACCTCTGATGCACTTCTACCTTCAATTACACTGCCATCTACTTTTAAAAAGTCATTATCAACAACACCTGATGTAAACTTTGGTATATTATTGTTTCCAATACCGACATTCAATGTTGCCACTGTGCCAAGACCTGAGAAGTTACTTGCATCTAGATAATAACTTCCTTGTTGACCATCGAGTAAATCTGCATCTAATCCTGATGATGCACCATCTACTGTTTTGATAGAACTTAATATTTCAGATGCTGTCTGGTCTGTTGTAGCACTTGTTTCAATGCCATCTAGCTTTGCTTTATCACTGCTCGACATCAATCCATTTGCTGATGAAGTAGCAACATCTGTCAGACTACTATCTGCTTCTGGCACACCACTGCTTGAATTAAATTTTAACACACCACCTTTAAGGTCTATGTTATGTGGCAATGCACCAGATGTGGTATCTGATTCTGGTCTGAGTAAGGCTCGGTCTAGTCGTCTGCTTACTTGCTGTATTTGCAAAGCCATGCGGTCAAGTGCATTTTCGTGTGTTTCTGCTGGAAATGGGTCATTGGTTCTGTAATCGGTCGGCTGCGTAAATTCCATATTACGCATGAGAAACACGGTTTCACTTGCGGTAGGCGCAGTAACAAACGTGACTGTACCGCCATTTACATTACCAGTGCCTGTTACAGCGTAATTCGTGCTTCCTGTGCCGATAGACCTTACAGATTCTACACCTGTAGCCGTTGTTACAACGATAACTTTAATATCCGTTGTTTCTAGTATCTCGAAGGTAAAACTAAATGCGGTGGTTGTACCATCGCCTGTATATGTATTTGTTGTTGTGGTTGTTGTAACTGTCATGGCTTTACGTCTTTATAATATAGTTGAGGATAATTGTTGGTTGTACGTTATTGTGTGCTTGTCCACCACCAGTTGACTCGGTTGCTGCATCTGTTTGACTTAATTGTGCGTTTCCCCCTGTGCCTGATGCCCCCAAACTGGTGTGTTTTTTGTAATCATGCGTATGAGCAGGAATTTGTGTTACATCTAATGTATGTGTTTCTGAACCACCAGTAGCACCTAATGTATCACCATTCAAACCACCTGTTTGGTTAGTTAAACGGTTAGCAGATGAGCCAGACATATCATCTTTACCAGCAACCACACGGCCCTGTAAGTCTGGCAAGTTAAATGTGGTAGTTGCGCCTGACTGGTCAGTAACACCTGCATTATATGCATCGCCACCATAGGTATTGGATATAACAGCGTGTAAATCTTTATAGGTAAATGTGTTTACAGCCTGACCACCACACATCAAAAACCCTGTAGGAGCAGATGTACCAGCAAAAGGTATTACCATTCCAGAAGAAAAACCATCTCTAAAACTAAATGTACCATCGCCATCTGATATAACAGTTTGTCCAGCCGTTCCGTTGCCTGTAATCGCAAGCTCAGAAGCTGTAATAGTGCTTGTTACTGCAATACTTCCTAGACCGAGTGTTGTTCTTACCGCAGATGCGCTGGTGTCATCTACAATTGTAGCAGCAAAAGTTGATATCGGTGTAACATCGGCTGTTCCAGCAACTGCTATCACATCACCGTTGGTATCAAACCCTAAATATTTACTAGCTCTTTCAGTAGATGTTGGAATGGTGATTGTGCCTGTATCTGTCTCTGCAAACTTAAATGTTCTATCTATTTCTTCTTGCTGTTGCTGTTGAATAAACGTCAGTTTATCTAGTGCTTCCTCATGCGCTGCTGCTGGAAAGCTATCATTAGGTGTATAGTCTGTGTTTTGCGTAAGTGTCATTACACGCTTTAACAACACCGTCTCACCGCTTTGCGGTCTTCTGTCTGTTGTATCGTAGTTACTATCGCCAGAGTTGCCTGTATCAAACTTAAAGGTAACTGTGCCACCATCAGACTCACCAGCATTACTCACGAGATAATCGGTGTTAATTGTTTTAGTTGTCTCAGCACCAGTTGTGTCGTTACGAACAATAACAACTAAATCACTATCATTAAATATTTTGAAGCTATAGGCAAAAGCAGAGGTAGTGCCATCACCACTATAGCTGACTTTTGTTGTAGTGCTACTAACTGTCATATCTACTCCTACTTACTTTCTTATACCTTATTTTTATTGGTCAATAAAGTATTACTCTACCCTTTGTGATTCTGGTGCAATGTCAACAAGTTTTTGAAATGCGTTCCTTACACCAATAGCATTTTGCAAAAACAAAGATGAATTTAAAGCTCTTTGATGTGATTTTGACCATTGAAAATCATCGTTTAATATAGCTCTACTCCCACCTAAAACTGCTTTACTAAGTTTGTTTGCTAAATCAACAGATGGTATTCCATTAATTAAATTTGAAGCTAACCCTGTTGTTCTTCCATATGCAAACACAGGTTCTGTTGTGTAAAAAAGCATGCCTGTATCAACAGCAGCAGGAATTAATGAAGCATAACTACTTCTTTGAAACGCTGCTTTTGCTATTTCTAAAGGATTTAATCTTTCTTCTAGAAATTGATTTTTATCATCTCTTCCTAAAGAATTAAGATGTGTTTGAGCTACATACGAAGCTCCAGCAAACATGGTTACAGCAGCAAATGCTTGCGCTGCCTGTAAATCTCTTACTGTCAAACCATGTAAAGTTTGTTTTGTCCAGGATACAATCATAAAAGTTCTAAACTGAATAATGAGTTTACCCATTGTTCCTGTCATATATTTATTTAAATTACCTAAATCATTTTGCTGTATGCTTCTTCTTGTCATTCTAACAACGGCAACGGTAAACGCATCTCTTGCTTCTGTATCTGTCCACTCTTCCATGTTTGTTTGTCGTAGTTTTTGATTCCTGAAAAAAGGTGATTTTACAGTAACAGCATGTTCTCGGATTTGATTGTAAACTCTATCAGCCATATCTTCATCTAAACCAAGACCAGCTAATCGTTTAGCTGAAATCTTTGTTGATTTAAATGCCGCATCGGTTATGTTTTGCATGGCAGTTCGTGCAGCAGCACGTTCTAACATTAGTGTTATTGGGGCCATTCCTGATATATCTGCTGTAACCCTTTTGAGAGGTTGAAGAAAGGAGATAGCACCTTCGATTGTTTTATCAACTAAAGTAGTGTTTTGTGATACATAATTTTCAACAGGATCAAAGCGATTAAATGCTTGGTTAATAGCACGTTCATTACCAACACCCAAAAAATTAACAATATCTCTTGCAACTTGGTCTTGTAATTCCCCATTTTTTGTTCTTCGTATCAAAGAGCCAAACTCAGGAATCACTTGTGCTAAACCTCTTACACCGCCAAGAGTGATAATGTTTCCAAGCTCTGCAACTTGTGCAAATCCTACTTGATTCATTAATCTTATAAAATTGTAATCAGCAATTAATCTTGCTACTCGTGCAGTTTTACTTCCTGCTTTAGCATTAAGGGGTGCAGATGATGGGTTTCTTCCCAGCAACAAATCATGCAGTATTTCCAAACTTTCTATTTGTTTTTTTGCTTCCTCTTCTAAGCCTTTTTCTTTGGCTTCAGCGTCAATATTTCTTTTTAGTTGTCTGAAATCATCTTCTGATTTAATACCAATTTCTGCAAGTGCAATACGTCCAGATAATTGTTGTGCATAGGTATCATATACTTGTTCTGCGTCTCTGTTCATCAAATCTTTTACACGAAGAATATTTCCATCAGGGAGCGCAAGTTCTGCATCTACATCAATTTTTAATCTTCTTTTAGCTCTTGCTGGTTCTCCAAGAGGTGTTCTTCCAAACAGATTTATAAGTCTTTGTGCCTGGTCTTCTGTCAGTATTTCTTCTTCAACTAAAATGTCTTTTAAAATATCTTTTTCATCTGTTGTAAATATTCGAGCCAATCCAGAGTCTTTTCCAAACTCTGATTTTTTAATTTTTCTTACCATTCCAGTAGCAATATTTTCAGCTAACTCATCTGTTAAATCTGTATCTGCGTTCAATAAAGATTGTTTTAATAATTTTACTACGTTCTGCTCACCGTAAGTTACAGAAAATTCTTTAAATTTAAATGGTTGCCAGAGGTGGGTAAAGTATCTTAAGTTTTCTGGTATTGACTCAAATCCTTTTACACCAGCCGCTTTTGCTCTTCTTAAAAGTTCTCTGAACGATAAGGATATTACATTAGCTGCTTTTTTTACAGCATCTGAAACATCTGCTCTTGGATTTTCAATTTGGTCTGCCACCTGTTCTGCGAATCTTTGTCTATAGCTTGTAAAATTTCTTTGAACAATATTCACACCATCTATTTTTGCTTGCTGTTTTACAGCAGGATTAAATACTTCTGCTACTTTTCCTCTTTCTGTATTATAAAGAATGGTTCTTTTAATATCTGCTGTCGGTGACATAGTTGCATTGTTTCTGTTAAAACCAACACCATCTTCACCAAATAAAGATGCTGCTTTTCTGACCGTATTCAACAAACTTTGTTTCATCCTGCCAACCATATCAAATCTGATTAGAAGATTGCCTATAGAAAAAGGAGCATTTTCTAAACTATCAAAATCTTTTTTTGTAGCCATATTGGGTATTTGAATATCATCTGCCCATCTGTTCATACCTGTAGATAATGCAGTAGAGCCAAGTAAATTTTGCACTTGTGGGTCATCTCCAAACTGTCTTCTCATTTGTTCTGCATAATCAATAACTTGTGCATTTTCTGTTGCTTTTTTCAAACCAACTATTGCATCTTCTAAATCTGGCTGTGCTGTTTTTGCCAAACCGCCAAACGCACCACCAAGAAGCAATCCTGCTGCTGTGCCATACAAAATATCATAAGGGTCTTTTACTGGGTCTTGGCTAACAAGATATCCTTCAATAGCAGCATTTGTTGTTGCACCACCTAACGCACCACGAAACGCATTTCCTAATCGGGTCGCTTTTGAACCCCAGATGGCTGGGCCTAATGCACCACCTGTTACAACACTTGCACCTATCGCTAATGGGTCTGTTAAAGCTGCACCAACTCGTAAAGCAACACCACCATATCCATATGATTGAAGTGTTTGTTCATTCTCTAAACTTTTTAATGCTTTTACTCTAAGGTCTTTTGCGTGTTTTAGATTGACAGATTCTTCTAAATAATCCCAACTTTCTTCTGGTAAACCTTCGGTAAGTTCATCAAATGTTTTGTCATCAAGCCAGTCAGATGTATCTGTTTCATAATCATCTTTATTCAAACCACTTAAAAACCAATACAAACTATTTTCTTTTTCTAACGCTGCTTGTGCTGCATCAAAAAAACCAACTCTGTTTTGTTCTTCTGCAATTTTTTCTTGTCTTGCAATAAACTGTTTTTCATCAGCAAGCACTCGTCTAAAAGATTTTCTTAAAGGAGTATTAAAAATATCATTCATTTACAATGCCTTGTGTATTCCTGAATTCAGCAGCATTTTTTTCAGCTTGTTTTAATAATTCTTTAAAGGATTGAATATCTTGTTTAAACAAACTCTGATTATAAAAATCTTTTATTGATTGAATATCCTTTCCAAGAGGTGCAATTTCTTTGTTTAAATTTTCTTTTTGTCTTTGTTGAATTTCTTTTCTTTTTTGTAAAAGACTTTCTTGTATATTTTTTTCACCAAGTTCTTTCATTTGTTCTGGTGTAATTGTAATTAATCTTCTTATTAATGTATCCTCACCTTTTTGATTTAGCACAATGCCATCAATCGGTCTTCCACCATCATCTGTAACAATGTATTTATCAAAAAATTCACTTTTTACAATTCTCAAATCTTTTATTTCGTATTCGTCCAATGGGTCTAAAATTACTTTTTCTGTTACTTTATTAGAAGATTCTTCAAGTAACATTTTTTTAGTTTCTTCAATACTTATTTTAAATAAAGATTCATTTGTATTGAAATCATCTTTTATTTGGTAATGCCCTTCCACAAAAACATAATCAATCAAGATATCCTTACTTGCTTTTTCTAAAGCTTCTTTTCCAGTTGTAAACTCTCCTATTTGCAAATAATCTTTTGCTCTTTCTTTAAGAATGTTTTGCGCTGCAACTCTGTTTAACGGTTCTTCTCCTCCAAAAAACCCAAGAAATCCTTTATCAAAATCTTTTTGTAAATTATCCATTGCATCATCTAATTGTTGGGTAGCAATTTCGTCTGAAAAGTCTAATTGTAAAGTTTTTCTAGTATTTAATATTGCTCTTTCAATGGGTTCAAAAGGCAATCTATCTTCTAATTCCTCATAAAATACTCTTTGCTCAGATGAAGTGTGGTTTCCCAAAACAGCTTGATAATTGTTAAGAAACTGATACAAATTATACCCTTCAATAATTGAATTAAAATCTTCTGAATCTGGAGTAAGGGCTGCATCAATTCCGTTTTTATATCCTTGCTCTAAAGAAGTTGACCATCTTTTGTATTGTGTACCAGTCTCAAGCGCAATGTTGACTATTTGTCTTGTCGCTTCTTCTGGTTGTAAATCTTGATTAGCATCTATTTCATACATCATTGGTAACGCAACATCATCTATCTCTGTTTGGTCAACCAGATTTGAAGCTTTAAGTTCTACAGCATTGCCATTTTGTATTTGCTGTTTGATAGTATTTCTTTTTGCTTGTTCATGGTTTTCTTTAAAAACTTTTACTTTTGAATCAAATATTACATTTAAAGTATTATTTGCTGTGTTACCTATATTACCTGTTCTAAATTCAAAAGGTTGTTGGTCATTTATGGGGCTTGTAAGTATTTGTTCAATGTCATCTAATCTGTTTAACAATATAGCACGTTCATTTTCATCCTCTGTAACTTGTAGTTTTCGTATGTTTGATTGAGCATCTCTTTGTAATATTGAAACAAATATTTCTTCTGCTTGTTCCTCGCTCATATTATCAGAACGTCCAAGAATTATATTTCCAGCAGACTGCAAAGGTGATACTGAACCGATAGAACTCATAACTTTATCACCAAAATCTTGTATTGTTTTTTGAGATAATTCTTCAGGGTCTTCTAAAAAATTATTTGTAAACTGTGAAAGTTCCTGTTGAACGGCTTCTTTGAGAAAAGAAGAATTAAAAGAAATTATTGAGCCATCTTGTTTTGGGTAAGTAAATTCTTTTGCGTCTCTCAACGCATCTGCTGCTTCTTTAAAAGCTTCATTTGGCGCACCATCTTGTTGCATTTCTCCAAGAAGTCCAATAATAATATCTCTTTCAAGAATTTGTTTATTGGTTGTCAATCTAATAAGTTCATCATTTATTTTATTTAAACTTTCTTGCGATAATCCTTCGAATGATATTTGAGTATCTAATCCTTGATAATCTTTTATGGCAAACTCTGTTTTTCCTTGTTGCAATCCACTTTGAATTGTATTTACCATATCAATATCAAAATTTGGAAAACTGAAACGAACAACTTCAAGACTATTATCAAGAAACATAACCTCTGAGTTTTGTCTAACAGATTGTAAATTAGCTAATAAATCTTGCTCCTTTTGAAATGTAATTTCATTCAAACGAGAACTTTGTTTTATTTGTTTTTCTGCGTCATTAAAGTTTTCTTGCGCTTGTGCTAATGTAAGAGTTCTATTTTCCACTTTTTCTTGTGTGTTTAGTAAACCAATAGCTATTTGTTCCGATTTAAAATTTGAAAAATATTCTTCGGAAGTTACCGGAATCATATTTTCTACACCAGCTTCTTTTGCATTTTGGTAAATAAATTGTGAATCTGACCTTAATGCTTCAGCTAAATCTGGATTTTTTCGTGCATTTTCAGCATTTGAATTTAATCCCTTGATAAATGAATTAGCTAAATTTGTTCTTTTTCTTTCAAAAGTAACTTGCTTTCCACCAACAGATAAAGCTGAAAAGCGTGTATCAAAATTGTTTTGAACCGTTGATTTAAATCTTGAGTTTATTCTTGGAGCATTTTCAATTTGAGTATTTATTTTCTCTCGTATTTTTTCCAACTCTTCTTCATACAAAGATACATCATCTAACTCTTGTCTTTCTAATTTTGAAAACTCTTCATCCAATGTAGATTTTACATCAGTATCTAACGTATCTGCATTTATCTTTTGTTGTGCTAGTTCAAAGTCAGCAGCTACCTTTCCTGCTTTTGATAATGTTTGCTGAAACCCTGCAAAGGCTCTGCCTGGTGCAGTAAACGCTGCTGTACTTGCTCGTGGTGATAACTGACCCGCAGCCAATCCTTGTGTTGGCCCTGTTCCTTCATTATATAATGGTATTCTGGGCATCAGACTAAACTTGCTCCTGTTGATGCTGCATCGGTAAATCCACCTAACAGCGATTGTTGTGCTTGTATTCTAAGTGATTGGGCTGTTGCTTGTCCTTCAAGTCGTGATAACGTTCCCTCGGATTCTTTTTGCATTTGTTGAATACTCGATGCGTATTGTATTCGTGCTGCATCTTTTTCTGTATTGAAATAAGCATCGGCTAAAGCCTGTAATGGACTGCCTGACATTTGTATGCCAGACTTTGCTGTTGCCACTCTTTGTGTGCTAATAAGCCTGTCTGACTGTCTTCTAAGTGCAGCTTCTTCTTCTCTTTTCTGCCTTTGTAAAAGTGTTGCTTCATTGTCAGCAAGCTGTGCATTAAATTCTCCTATTTGCTCCACAGTACGAGCAGCAGCTTGGTTTCCTTTTGAACCCACGATACCGCCAAGAACCTGACTACCTATGGCTGCTGCTATTAATGCTTGTGACATTATTTAATCCTCGCCATGCGGTAATAGTCACCGCCATCTACACCATATTGTCTCATCAAACCCTCATTCTCAAACCCTAACCATCGTGCAAATCGTATGGCTGTTGGGTCATCTGCTGAAACACTTGCCTGTATTCTATCCAACTCATTCTCTGTTTCAATCACATCAAACATATAATAGGTGCGTTTTACTACTGACTTGTATTTTATCTTACCTTGCTTTGATATAAAAAACCAACCTTCTGCAACTCTGCCCCACATCTTATGAATACCGCCCATGCCTAATATTACACCATCATCGGTTAATGTATAGCCATGCACATGGTCTGGTGCAACAAATGCATCTTTATGTTGTTTTTCAAAAACAAAGTCTAAGTCTATGTTTTCAATATCTTTTTTGTCAAATGTTCTTAATTTAAGCATCGAATGTATTAGACCTTCTCATAATCGCCAGTATAGTCATAGGCAATGGTTGATTTTGTCGTATGATGACTTGGGCATCATTATCATATCCAGATGGAAAGAATATTTCTTTATCGCCATTGAACAAAGGTATTGCTCCATCCATAGGCATACTACTATCACGAAATGGCATACGGTCAAGATTATTTAAGTCTGGCCCTGTTTCTGCTCCCACCGTATCAATGAATCGTGCGGTAACACCATGTATGCGTTTGATTTTTCCTTGTGATATGCCATCATCTGCACCAGCTTCCATACGCAAGGTTTCTACCAGCGAGTCAAAATTATAGCCCACATGAATGACACCGCCACTTCTATCTAACGAAATGTTACCATTTGTTACAGTCTTATCCGCATGGCTTGCTCCATCTACTAATACCGCTACGGTTTCACCTTCTAAGTGATTGACTCCTGTAATAGAAGATATTTTCTTACGAACTTCACCACCTGATATGTAAGTTGTAAAAGGTGTGCCGTTGGTTGCTTTGCGTACCACACCACTATTAGGCAAAAATACCAATACTTCATCATCTGCTATTGCACCTGTTGTGCCAGTAGATAAAGTAATTTTAGATTGTCCAGCTAATGCAACAACCGTTGTTCCAGAGGCAATGTTTGTTCCTGTAACCACCATACCTGTTGATATTGTACCTGTTACAGTATCAATATCAATGACCGTAGCACCGCTGGTAATGCCACTTCCATTATTTACTTGTGCTGATGGAAAACCACCTGCTGCACTCAAATCGACACCAATCGTAAAGTTATTATTATCGACTTTGGTAACAATAACCCCTGTATCATTAACAGTTGTCATGCCTACAATATCGAAAATAGCCACTTGGTCATTGGTCGCAAAACCATGATTATCAATATTGATGTTAGCAGGGTTTGCTTTGCTAATTGATTTTATGCTTTTAGTTGCTGGGTTTGCTAATTCAAACGTATCGTCTTGTTTATTAAATACGGTAAAACTATCTCCATTTAGTTCTGTCATACCTACGACATCTTCAATAATCACCGTATCTCCGTTGTCAAATCCATGAGAAGAAGATGTAACCGTCAGTGTTTGATGGTCGATGGTAACACTGCTTACTTGGTCGGTTGATAAAGACACACCTGTAATGGTTTTGGCGGTATTCTGAAACGTAACCCCTGAATCCAAAAAGAAAGCATTTCGTATTTTTTGCTCAAAATTAAATGATTTGAGATACACAATATGTCGTACTTCAGAACCATTGATAGTACGTTTTACGGATAAATATACTTGGTCTTCTGTACCACTTGGTATGGATGTAACACTCTCAACAAACCCTGAGTTTCCAAACGGATGCTGATGCCATCCAACTGTATTGTTTGCAGGGTCATAACTAAGTCCTATCAAAACACCATCAGAGCGCACAAACCATAAAATCAATTCTGGCTCTTGCTGCCATACCATATCCACCAAACCACCTTTGGCAAGATGTTCTCCTAATATGGTTAAGTCTCTTCCCACCAGTCCATCCGTATTCAAATCAAAGGTAACTTCTTTTACTTTCTCACCACTTTTTTGCACCAGTATCGTACTTGCTCCTGCTCGAAGTGGTCGCACATTTGATGTACCAAAAGTTGTTTCTCGTAATACATTTACCGATGTGGGTGTCACCGCTGCTCCTTGTGTGCCGCCTGATAAGGTAAACTCTGCGCTGGTGGTAAGGATTTGCAAGAACCGTCCTGGTATCATGTGCTTGATAACATTCACTTGGTCAGATGCAATCGTAACATTAATGGCATCATCATCGTTTGTGCCAGGGCTATGATTAGTAAAATCATCCGTTACAGAACCAAAAATGCTTTGTGGCTGTGCGGTTGTACCAGCAAAAAACAATCTTTCTTCATAAAATGCCACAGCTCTTGGAAATCCATTTCGACTGCTAAATGCGCCTCGTGACCAGCGTGTTGTTCCATCTGTTGCGTTTTTCGGCAAGACAAGTGTATCAATATTACCATTCACCGAATTGTTTTGCACCACAGCAGTTGCTGATGTAGCACTTGCTACAGCTGTAATTTTAACAAATCCTGTGCCACTATGTTGAAACTGCCATGTATGGTTGCCATATACTTCTGAGCCAGATGTATGAACAGGTGCTTGCGCTCCAGTAGACTCATTACTTCCAGCATCTGTTTTCTTATAAACATTACCATTATGTCGTACTAAATCATTTTGTGAGTAATTATCAGACGTAGACCATGCATCATGTTGCACTTCTACAATATCTCTGAATCGAAACAAAGAGCCTACATCCGATGATGCAAATAAATCAGCTGAAGCGGTAAGTGTCACTGTTCCTGTATTCGCATCCGATGTGATGGTTGTTGTTCCAATGTTTTCATCTTCATATGGGCCATCTACAAAATCTACATCTGCCAATGTAAAAGACGTAGCCGTTGTTCGTGTGAGCTGTGCTGGTGCATGACTGCGATGGGCAATAAACATCACATCTGCGGATTGTGCAAAGGTTAGTTCTTTTACCTGTGTTACGGTATAAGTCGTGGTTATCTCAACGATTTTGCCAGACGTACCGCCTGAGGAATAGGCTGTAAAGGCAGAGCTATCAATACCTGATAACTCAAATGTATTGGTTGTTTTATTTGCAACGGTAAACTCTCTGTTATTGAGTTCTGTCATACCCACAATGCCTTTGATAAAAACTCTATCGCCATTGCTATAGCCATGAGAAGAAGATGTTACCACCGCAGGGTTTGCTGCTGTAATTCCAGATATGGATTTTGTTGCTTCAGTAAGTATTTTCTCATCGTTATAAAAACGAATATAGTTAAGGCCAAACTCTAGCACATAGGATACAGGTTCTTCCGATGCAGTATCTGCACCAAACTCAAAGTTTACGAGTCGTACTTCACCACCACCTTTGGATGAATGCACATAAAAACTTCCTGTTCTTCTGGTAATACCGCCTTGAGGAAAGACCACCATGTTCTGCAAGGTTTGCACCCCTGCATTATATTTTTGTAAATCAACTCTGCCTTCTAATCTGGGTGTCAACTCACCTGATTGGAAGTTGGTAACAATGGTTGATACTCGTGCCATATTACACTCTTACGTCAATAAACTCGCTTGATGTTAATCTATCTGGTACACCTTCCATTGCATCCATTGCTTTGGCTTCGGATAATCGTGCTTGGTATAACTGAAATATCTGACCTGATAGCGATGCACTTCCTGTAATCGCATAGGCAACTTCGGATGCCAGTTTGTGTGCTATCGTGCTAGAAAGTAAACTATCATATTCTTCGGTATCGGTAACTCGTGCAACAAAAATAATTTTACATGCTGTTTCATCGGATAATACTTTTCTTCCTTCTATTTTAAACATGACCTGAGTTTCGTAGGCAGCAATGTCCTGATTAATACTATCCGTAAAGAACGATAAGACACGCAAACAAAATGGGTCAGTAGGAAGAGAGAACTGATTGGTAAATCCGAATGCTGGGGTAGCAGAGTCTTTGGCAAGGGTTGCTCTTCGTATCGCTGAGTTCCAAGGATGGGAGCGTAATACTTGGTCTCTTACAGTAGTAAATCTTCGGTTGCAGAGTTTGGCTTCTTTGGAGTTTTCATCAAGAGATGTAATGGTAGCAGCTCCAAGTAAATCCATGGCTTCATTACAAATATCAACAACAGAAGACATACTCTCACCTCTTAGTAAAGGAAGGGCAGATTGCTCTGCCCCTCACAGTTTAGTTTACAACATACTCAATCACGAAAGATAAATCACCAGCAGTGTCTCCTGCTGCATCGAATAGTAATCCGATAAACAAGTGACCGCCTGGGTCAGATGATTGACCAGCATCTTCCCATACTCTTTGACCTGTTGTGTTTATGTTTCTTGCTTCATACGTAACATCTGTTCCAACGCCACCTACTGCACCACGAAGGTCAGTGATTGCAGACGCATAGGCATCATCATCCAGTGCGGTAAATGTTCCGTCACTTTCCGAATACACACCTACGTCACAGGTGTTTGTTGTACCAGAATCTAAGTCATCGTTAAATAACTTGATGGTTACGATTGCTGCATTTGAAGGAATCGGAGCAAGCATCACTGTATCTGTGGCAGATAAATCACCAGCAGCCAGTGCGATTGTTCCCATTGCTACTCGTTTCACGCCATGCAAAGTCCTAGATGGGGATGCCACCTGAGGCAATGCCAACATGTTGGAAACGAGGGTTGTGTTTACATTAGCCATTTTCTAATCTCCTACTCTTAATCTGGTGTTTCATCACAGAAGATT